AGGAGGATGCCCTCCGCAATGCTAGGCTTGCCAGGATCCTCCGCCCTAATGAGTACAACTTCACAACCAAACAACCCATCCTGTGGAACCCACAGTATGGTTCAGGCTCACCATTGGTATGAGACTCTGGTTTGACAAACAATCTTTCCACCAAACCCGATTGGGACAATTTTTCAGGCAACGACAACTCAAAGCAATCATGAAAAACCCAGCCTACAGAGAGTTTTTCGACCATGAGTAAGCACGATCCAGCTCATTACCAGCAAGGAAAGATTCAGGTTTGGGACTTCATTGTTGACCAAGACCTTGACTTTCTTTCTGGTAACATCATCAAATACATCTGCCGTGCTGGCAAGAAACCCCAAGAAACTGAACTCGATGACTGGCTCAAAGTCCGTGCCTACGTTGAACGAAAAATCAGAGCCCTCAGTGACAACGCCCAGCCTCCTCACTCAGGCTATCCTGTTCCGACAGGCGATGGAGCAGCCCATTGGGTCCCCTGATGAGAATGTTCACGAACTTCAACACAGCCTCATTCGTGAGGAATATGGTGAGTTCTGTGATGAGTATGAGACTGAACTCGATGGTGGCTCTCGTGAGAACCAACTCAAAGAGTTAGCAGATCTTGTCTTTGTCTGCTACCAGTATGCCGCTGCCCGTGGTTGGGACCTTGACTCGGCAATGAACCGTGTCTTCCGTTCCAACATGAGCAAACTCGTTGACGGAAAGCCCCTCCGCCGCGATGATGGTAAGATCATGAAGGGGCCAAACTACGAACCACCCATCCTTGAGGATCTCCTCTGATTATGAAAACGCCGAACATTATTGCTCGCACAGGACGAGTTCAAAACTGGATCACGGATCCTACTTCCCGACTTCCTGTGTCTTGCACAGTGTTTGTGGTTCAGGATAGTATGGAAGGACTTGATGGGATTGAATCGTCTTGGCGCTTTGCTTCCCATGCCCTCCGCAATGGTGCTGGTGTTGCTATTCACCTCAGCAACCTACGTCCCAAAGGTGATGAGAATGGAAAGGGCCTGACGGCTTCCGGTCCAGTCTCCTTTGCCAAGATTTATTCCACCCTCAACGAGACCCTTCGTAGGGGTGGTCACTACAAGAATGGTGCGGTTGTGATCCACCTGGATTACGATCATCCTGATGCTCTTGAGTTTGTCAATGCCAGCCGAGCAGAACTGCCTTGGGTGAAGCGTTGTCTTGATGTTGACTGGGACTTCTTAACAGATGCTAGTCCTGAACTGATTGCTGCCACCATTGAGGGTATCAAGCGTGGTGACATCTGGCTGAACAAGATGCGCTTTGATATTGAAGGAGCACGGATCTATGGCAACGTCTGTCTGGAGGTTTACCTGAAGAGTCGTGGCACCTGCCTGCTTCAACATGTGAACCTAGGTGCTTGCGATGCTAGCAATCTTGTCCGAGCCTTTGAGGAGGGCATGGCCAGCCTGGTTCTTCTTCACGGCAAGACTGGTGTTGGTGACACTGGTGAGTATCTGACACCTGAGCTTGATCGCCAGGTTGGTCTTGGGGTGTTGGGTCTGGCTAACTTCCTTGCTCAGAACAAGATCACCTATGAGCAGTTTGGCCATGCGTTGGAATGCTACCTAGGTCATGACCCTGAGAACACCAGTGCCTACCGCCTGGTATCTCAGATGGCACTAGGCATTGAGAAGGCTGCCATCATCGCCCGTAAGGCCGGTATGGTCCGTGCCTTTGCCATTGCCCCTACTGCCTCCTGCTCTTACAACAACGTGGATCTGAGGGGTTACACCACAGCTCCTGAGATTGCCCCACCCATCTCACGCAACGTGGATCGTGACAGTGGCACCTTTGGTGTTGATGCCTACCACTACCCTCCTGACATGGAGGTTGCGTCTGAGGTTGGCTGGGACAACTACAACAAGGTGGTAAATGGTATGGTATCGCTGTTCCGTAGCACCATGCTATTCCATGGCTACTCCTACAACAGCTGGAGTGATGTGGTTACCTACGACGAATCGTTCATTCAGAAGTGGCTTAACTCGCCACAAACGTCGCTCTACTATTCCCTTCAGGTGATGCCTGATGTGCTTGCAAAGGATGATGCAATGGCTGCCCTTGATGAGGAGTTCCATGAGTTCTTCAAGTTTGATGAGGATCCTCTTGAGGAAGTTCCTCCGTCTGATGATCGTTGTATTCCCTGTGGAGAATAATTGTGACTGTTTCGCCTTATGATCAGGTTGTCTCTCGAAAGCGTAAGTGGACGCCAGTTGCCGTTCGCAAAGGTAACCTAGTTCCTGGTTCCGAAAATGCCTTCTTTCGTGCTCTTGCTTTGCGTAGTCTTGAGTTGCCTGTCGCTGATTTCCTTCGGCAGGGTCTTGAAAAGGAACTTCCCAAGACTGCTGGTGTTGTTGAGGCTCTCACCTCAAACATCCAAGATGAGGAACGCCATGATCAAGCCTTTCGTTATGTGGTCGCTGCTCATGGCTCTGACCCAAAGGCAGAAGCAGAAGGACAGCACATCCTAAGGACATGGCTTGAGGCACCGGAACATCCGATCCTTAAGGCAGCTATTCTTGAGAGGAGTGTTTTCTTTGTCCTACTGCCCTTCTACCGATTCAACGGAGACATCGGAGTCCGAACCACAGCAGCAGACATCAGCCGAGATGAGCAGACCCACGTTGCCATCCACAGCATGGTCTGCTCCGAGCTTGGCCTGCGGTCAACGCAAAGCCTTAACCGATTACGCCGTGCTACTGTTGGATGGATGATGGATGGTCTTACCGGCTATCACATCAACAAGTACCTCAGCAAAGATTTCTGGATCAACCAGTCTGATTCCCTGTACGAACGTGGCAAAGCTCCTGGCCTTTCTGACACACAACGTGCAAGGATGCCTGCATTTTTTGAAGCCAGTAACACTGATCTTCCCCAGTATGGTTGATGCCTACTTTGATGCCACCGAACTTCCCCTCACCGACGTGGTGGGGGGACGTGTGGATCTTGATCTTCTGATTGAGGATCTTGACCAAAGGTATCCAGACAACTATCCTGACCACGAGATGACATCTTGGGAATCAGGAAGGATGGCTGGTGCTCTTATGGTCATTCGCTACATCAAGTCAAAACGCAATCCGTAATCATGTGCCTTGCACCCAGTATTCCAAGTTATTCGGCACCATCACCGATGGAAAAGCCAGCACCCCCTCCGGCTCCGGTGATTGAACCTGGAACCAAACCAACCACCATCAGGCCTGCAATGACCACCCGGCAGAATATGCAACGGGCAAGCAAAGGAACCAGCATGTTGGCTATTCCCCTGAGCACAGGCGGTATGACCCCAAATGCTTCACCCCTTAGCATTGGTGGTATGTCTTCTGGTTCATCTAATTTGAGTATTGGTAAATAACAATGGAACATCAATCTGCCGCAAGTCGTTACGCAAGGTTGGCTAGCGACAGAACGATCTTCTTGGATACTGCCAGGGACTGTGCTGTGCTTTCTCTTCCTTATCTCCTTACCCCTACGGGTGTGGTGAATGGACAGAAGCTAGTCACTCCTTGGCAGAGCATGGGCGCCAAAGGCGTTAACGTCATGGCCTCGAAGCTGATGCTAAGTTTGTTCCCTGTGAATGCAACTTTCTTCAAGCTTCAGATCAATGATGGTAAGCTCAGCTTGGACCCATCAATGAGTGCTGCCGTTAAGTCGGAGATTGACCTCTCTCTGTCCAAGATGGAGAGGGTAGTCATGCAAAGCATTGCCGAATCACAGGATCGTGTTATCCTTCATCAGGCAATGAAGCACCTCATTGTTACCGGGAATGCCCTGGTATTCATGGGAAATAGTGGTGTGAAACTTTACCCCCTTGACCGTTATGTGGTCGTCCGAGATGGAGAGGGTAACCCCACCGAGATCGTTACTGTTGAAGCTATTGACCGACAGTTCCTGCCACCTGAGTTCCAAAAGAACGCAACCAGGAATGTCAATGATGTCTCTGATAACACCAGTGCCCCCAGTACTGATGTGAGTGTTGGAGAATCAGAGGTCGCTGTGTTCACCTGGGCTAAGCTCACGGATGGACAGTGGCGATGGAAACAAGAAGTGGAGGGAACCATCCTTCCTGATTCTTTTGGTAAGGCACCGAAGAACACAACCCCCTGGCTTCCCCTACGTTTCAATGTGGTGGATGGTGAGGACTATGGTCGTGGTCGTATTGAAGAGTACCTAGGAGACCTGAAGTCCCTGGAGGGTCTGATGCAGGCCATGGTGGAGGGCTCAGCAGCTGCTGCTAAGGTCGTCTTCCTTGTCAGTCCTTCTGCTACGGTGAAGCCCAGTACCCTTGCCAAGGCAGGGAATGGTGCCATCATCATGGGCAGGGCTGATGATGTGACCGCTGTCCAGGTCAACAAGCAGGCTGATTTCAGCAGTGCCTACCAGATGATCCAGTCACTCACCCAACGCCTCTCTGAGGCCTTCCTGGTGATGTCTGTGAGGCAATCTGAGAGGACCACTGCTGAGGAAATCCGAGCCACCCAACAGGAGCTTAATGAGCAACTTGGAGGGATTTATGGTAACCTTGCTGTGGAGTTGGTCCGTCCTTACCTGGCACGGAAACTATTCATGCTCCAACGATCCAAGGAAATACCAAACCTTCCTAAGGGTGTGATCTTCCCCACCATCATTGCTGGTCTTGAGGGTATTGGACGTGGGCAAGATCGTGAGTCTCTCATGATGTTCCTGGGAACAATCTCACAAGCTCTTGGTCCCGAAG